AGTTTTTATGAGTAAATATGCAATTTATTTAGATGGAACATCTGAAGAGAGTTTGAAGTTTCAGAAGTTCCTTAAAAAGAATGGTAGTAACTTTACTTATACTAAAGAACTTATAGAAGCTGAGAGTTTTGAAGATTATCTTGCTATGATAGTAACTAAAGTAGTTGATGAAGATACTAAAGACTATTATAGTGAACTACTGGAAATGAAGTATGCTGATTATCTAGAGTTTAAGCAGTCTTGTATTGATATGATGGATGAGTATATTAAATCTCTTAATGATAATAAAGAAGATTTAGACTATAAAATACCATATCACAAGATACTTAATGGAAACTTTGTAAAGTTATCTCATAGTTATGTAACAGAGGAAGAGAAAGTATTCTATAATATAGATGGACTACCAGATGAGATGTGGGACGTTTATCTTGATACAGATGATAATGGAGTATTAACTGGAAGATTTCAAACTGTATACTATGATATAATTACAAAAAATAAGCAATTCTGGGATTTCCATTTATACTTAAAGAAGTATAGTGAGCTTTCTGGTATTAAATTTAACACTAAGGCTCATCTCATGTGTTTCGACAGAGATTTACTTGGCGTAGATACATTTATGAAACTAACTCCTGAAATGCAAACTAAAGTTGCACAAGAGGGAAGAAGAAATCCTTGGTTTCATATGAGAGAATGTGCAAGGATAGTTAAAAACCAAGAAGTAACTAGGTTTGAGATGACTATTCAGCAATATGTATTTATATGGTTATACTGTCAGAACTTCAATACTTTCTTATCAGCACCAAGACAAATTGGTAAAACTTATATAGTTACGCATTTACTTGCTTATGAGTATGCTTATGGAAGTAGTGACTTTGATTGTGGGTTTTTACACTATGAGTATAATAGAGCTGTAGATAATAAGAAAGATGTAATTGATATAGCTGATAACTTTCCTGACTTTTTAAGATGGCATCAAGTTAGAAACCGTGTCAAAAAGGGAGTTCAGTATAAGAATGTAGAAGCTTCTATTAAAACAGGAAGTAAAGAAAGTAGAAATGAGCAACTTAATAACACATTAGTTGCAATAGCAGTTTCTCCTCAAGAGAAACAAGCAGAAAAAGCAGGTCGTGGACGTAGACTTAGATTTATGTTATTTGACGAATTTAACTTCGTTAAAAACATTATGGCAGCTATGAGTGGGGTTCAATTTGCAACTACTACAACACATGATTTTGCAAGAAAGAAAGGAATTAGACACAGTATACACTATGCATCTACTGCAGGAGACTTAACTACTCTTGCTGGTAGACAGATGTATGATGTAGTTACTAATAAGATATGTAAGTTTGATAATAAATTACTTGCTATGAGCTATGATGAACTTAGAAACTATATGCTTGCAACTAGTGAAATGAATTTCTTCTTTGTTGAATATGGTTATGCTGAGCTTGGAATGAGTGAAGCTTGGTATGATGAAAGACGTAGAAGTATTCCTGATGGTAAGAAATTTAGAAACGAAATACTTATGGAATGGGTAAGTAGTTCTACAGATAGTTTATTCTCTCAAGAACATATAGAAAGAATAGAAACTTGGATAGATGCTACACATTGGGATACATACTTACTTGATAACAGATACATGATTGATTATGTAAAGACTAAGAACAGTAATAACTTAATTGATGAACTGCGAAACTTTAATGTAGTTGCTATGGGTATAGATATCGCACATGGTGGTGGTGGAGAAGCAGACAGTACTGTAATCTACGCTATGGATATGGAAACCTGTATGCCAATATTTGAATATGCTACTAATACTCTTTTGATACTTGATTTTATCTATGTATATAAGAAGTTTTGTGATTTAATATGGGAAGGAAATCCTACAGCCAAGATTATATCTGCTATAGAATGGGATGGTCCAGGACAAGATGTAATTCCTATTATAATGCAAGACCCTAAGTATGGTAAAACAGTATTTGCAAGAGATGTTTATTATGCTCCAGAAATAGCTGATAAAGGTATAAGTGGAAGTACTAAGAAGTTTAGCTATGATACCAAAACATTGCCGGGAAGTAGAGTTAAAGGAAGAAGAGACTATATGACTCAAAGCTTACTTACTCAATTAGTAGAAAGACAGCCTTATGTATTTAATCATCCTAAAGCAGTTGATGAAATTAAGACATTGAGAGCTAAGAAAGTACTTAAGGGAGTAAGAATAGAAGCAAAACCAGGTTCTCATGATGATAGAACATTTGCAAGACTTCATGCTAATGGTTTAGTATTTGATGATACTTATAGAGAAGCTGTTTATAAGAAGTTTAATTATGTAGTTGACTTCCATAAGATTAAGTTCTATGATATGAATGAACATAAGCTAGGAATAGATGATATTGCAAATAATAATTATCTTGATAAAGAAGGGGAACTTAACTTTAGAGAATACATAAGATATACAGATAATATGGAACCAGTTGATGATATCTATTGTACTAAAGTAATAAATGGTAATATAGTTAGACTTACTTTAACTGAGATAATAGAAGAAGCGAAGAATAACCAAGCACTTGCTGATTTAGTGTTTAAAGTTACTAGTAAAATGAAAAGTAATGTAAATATGAGAAGTAATCCTTTTAAGAATAGAAGTGATGATAGTTTAACTGGAAGTGAAGATGGTTATGTTATGAAGAGCATAAGAGATATGAGCTTTTATGGAAGAGAGAAAAAAGAAGATGAAGGACTTCTATATTAGAAGTTACTCCCCTAGAGATTAGTTTCTCTAGGGTAGTCTTCTTTTTATTTCCTTTAATCTAAAACAGTTTTTACATAATCATCTGTTATATCTTTAAAGTAGAAATCAGATAAACGAGTACCGTTAGATTTAGGATATTCAGTATAGATTATATTTGCAGCTAATATTTCTGCAACTGCTGCAGATAATGGAATTAAATGTTTCATATAATCTACATATTCCTTTTTAGGAAATATAGATATGAAGTCATTTAATAAATCATTTCTTATCTCAGCTTTCATATTTAAAAACATTAAGAAATATTTATCATTTTCTAACATTTCTTTCCAAGTATCATCTTCCATAGCTCTAGAGTAATAGTAGTCAGATTTATTCATACAGTTTTCTATTACTTCAGAAATTTTAACTGAATATTTGCTTTTTAAGAATTTATTAAGATTATTAAATAAATCTATAAATCCATATTTTGCATAATATTCTTGAAATTTTATAGATGAGTTAGTCATTCTGTAATTAAATACAACTATTAAATAACAGAATAGATTAATATTAGCAGAGTAATTATCAATAGCTTCTTCACCTGCTCCTAGATAATTACCATACATAAGTTTACTGAATAAATATGGTGTATTTTTAAACATGTCATTAACTTCATTTATGATATAATCTATATGATTATTATAGTCTTCTATAATGTCTATCTCTTCATGTTCAAATCTTAGTAAAGTTCTTAAATTATATTTTGCAATATCTTTAAGTTCACCAAATTTCAAAACTAAATCAACTCCATCAAAATCCTTAAGTAATACATCTTTTAAATCTCTCATTTTAACACTTCCTTTTTATATTTATTTGCAACTAATGTTACATTTTATTATATATATATATGATTTTTTAGCAAGAAAAGAAGAAGTACCGAAGAAAAAACAGAACTATATTTCAAGCTCTGTTTCTTTTGAAAACTATAATGAAATATTACCATTCATTATAATTTTCTTTAGTTGTAAAGATTTCATGTAATTCATTAAAATATTCTTTACCTTCTTCTAGATAACAGTTATCTAAATCTCCTAAAGGTTGAACACAGTAATCAATTTTGTCGCTAACTCTTTCTTTTCTACTATTAAGAGTTTTAACTATTTTCACTTTAGCAAGAATACTTCCATATGCTTCAGCTATAACTTCTAAAGCAGTGTGAATTGAAGATATAGTAGTTAAAGAACCTGTTGCATATTTTTCTTTAACTATGATGCTTTCATTTAATATTTGATTTATTATTAGAGTTTTGAATTCAT